TCGGGCGGGCGATGTCGCAGTAGTTGCCGCTATTGGTCTGCGCCGCGCACCCAGCGGTTAGCACGACGGCGCACGCCATCGTCGTCCAGCGCGTCCAGACTCTGTTTGACTTCATGGGCTTTCTCCATCGAGGCGGTGCGTTGGCGCTGTTGCGCAAGTTCGGCGGCGCGGCGCGCGGCGCGGCTGCCTGCGGTGTAGGCCCCGGCCAGCACCAGCAGCGCCGCCCCCGCTGTCATCAGGCCGCTTTGCAGGCGAGGCAGGATGGCGGTCAGCATGGCTACCACCAGCGGATAACCCAAAGCAGCGCGGCAAGGGCCAGTATCAACGCTGCGTTTGCCAGCTTGTTGCCGACACGGTCGGCCTGTTTGGTGCTCATGTTTCCCCTCACTGTGGGTTAAAATTCATTCGTTGTTTTCTTCCCTTTCGCTTCGGGTGGAAATCCAAGGCCCCGACTGTTTGCCGCAGTGCGGGGCTTTTCTTTTCTCGCGCTGCTATAGCGTCCCGGATTGAAACCGCTTGACCTGCGACCAGGCGATGAAGACGGCAACGGCGATGAGCACCACGCCGATTCCCAGCCGGATGCCCGAACCACTGTTGATGTGTTCGCCCGCCTGTGCGAGCGCGTCTGTGGGAACGCTGGTGAGTACGTCGGCAATTTGCGCCACGCCTGCGCCGCCGGTGGCCGTGGCCCCGATGGTCTCGCGCGTGACGGGAATGTTGGAGACCGCCGCGACGGGCGCAATAACGCCTGCCAGCGCCAGCCCTTTGTCGATGGTTGCTTCGTCGTACCAGGTGTTGGCGGTGGCCAGCGGACCTTTGCCGTTTTCGACGCGGATGATGCCTTCTGCGACGGCGCGCAAGGGTTCGTAGTCGTGCAGGTTCAGTACCTGGTCTGGTTCGTAACCGGTCTGTTTGGCGACGGCGTGGATATAGCTTTGGGTGTTGTTGTTGTCCGCAGGTGGTGCCCAGCGGGTGATGATCTCGCGGATAGTGCGCAGTTTGTGTTTGTCCTGATAGGTAATCAGCGTGATTGCCAGCGCCCGGATGCCCCAGGCGGCGTTCTCGAATTGGCAGAATGCCTTGTCGTCGCGTTCTTGCTCGGGGCGCAAGCCCTGCCACGGGTCGCCCCAACGGAGGTTGCCGGGGTTGTGGTTGCGGATGCCGCGGGGTGTTTTCGATTTGCTCATTTGAACCATCCTTTGATAATGGGCCACGCGCCATAGACGGCGGCGATGCATGCGGCGATATAAGTAATGGGCCGGGCCAGCGCGCCCAGCCCTTGCAGTACCTTGAAGCCACCCGATAGCGTGCGAAACATCTCGACCACTTCGTGGGTGTCGTGGCGAATTTGTTTGATGTCGCCGCGCATTTCGCGCCGGTCGGCGTCGGCGGCGTCCTGGCGGGCAATCACGGCGTTCAGTTCCTGGCGGCTGACAGGCTGCATGATCAGTCCCCGACGGCAGGCATGACCGGCCAGGCTACGGAAACCCGGCCTGCTGCGGCACGTCGAGCAACGCCTGCCGGTACGCGGCCAGCGCGGTTTGCGCTTCGGGCGTGAATGCCGCCCAGCGCAAGGGGTTCGTGACGATGGCGTCCAGTTGCGCCAGCCGGGCGTCGCGATCCGTGCGCACCTGCCCGGCCAGCAAATCAGCGGCAGTCGGGCCGTTGACGATTTCCCAGTGCTCGCCGCGCCAGAAAACCGATTGGGTCGCCGGGTCGTAGTCAGGGCGTACGGTGCCAGCACGCGCCAGCCAGTCGGGCAGGTCGTCGGTCAGCGGTACGTATTCGCCCGTGTGCGGGCTGTAGCGGTCGTCCATGGTGGTCTTTCCTTAGCGGAGGGCCTGATAGTGGTCGCAGACGGCGCGCAGGCCCGTCGTCCAGTCGGAGTGGCCGTAGCCGTTCCTTCCGTAATTGCTGCGCGACCCGCTGTACCCGCCTGCCGTGCGTACTCCTCCGAAGCGGCTCATGGCAAGCGCCCCGACGGCGCAGCCCCGGCCTCCCGGCACGACGTACCAACTCCCGTCGCCAAAGTTCGCGGGCGTATCTCCCCAGACCCAGAGGTGGCCGGTGGCCTGTTCCAGCCCGATGCGCGAGGTGTAGCCCGGCTCGCGCTTGGTTAGCGCAATGGTCGCCTCTGCCCCGCCCAGCGACTGGCCTTCGGTCACGCCCCACGCGGCGCTGAAAAACTCCGCCGCTCTCGGCAGCCGCGCCCCGTGGCTGGCGGCGATCTCCGTGGCCACCACGCCGTCCAGTCTGTCGTAGGTCTGTGCGCTGGTGCCGTTGCGGTACGCCGCCGGGATGCGCGGCAGCACGGTGCCGGAGGCCACGGTTTTGCTGTAGGCGCTGATGCCGTCGGCGTCGTGAAACTTGCCGCACAGGTAGATCGCCACCCAGACGCGGGTCTGCGGGTCAAAGACAAAACCGTGTTGCTCGCCCGCAGAGCGAAAGGTCAGATCCCACAGGGAATACTGGTTGATGCCTGCAATCGCGTTGACGTGCGCCTGCGTCCAGATCATGCCGCCCGCCGCAGCACCGGTACCGGTGGTGGTGGCAAAGCCGCCATTGGCGTGTGTGGCGTTGGTGGCGACCAGCCCGACGTGAAAGCCGCCGATTTTGCGTGCACCCGCCACCGGCGCGCTGGCCGGGTTGTCAAAGGGATCCAGCACGGCCTGCGCGGTGCCGTCGGGCGTGACCCAAACGGAGTAGTCTTTGCCGCCAGACAGGGCAGGCATGACCACTGCTTTGTTGGCATTAAACGAGACCAGCCCGCCATTGACCATCAGCGCGGTGCCAGCGCGAACCCGCAGGGTGCTCGCGCTGGTTTTCTCCAGGCAAGGCTGGGTGTAGTCGGCCTTGATCAGTAGCGGCCAGGCCAGCAGACTGGCTACCGCAGTCTGCGCCGCCGTGGCGTTGGCGGCGGCGGCGTTGGCGGTGACAGTGGCGGCGTTGGCAGTGGCCAGGGCGGTGTTGGCGGTGCTGGCCGCAGCGTTATTGGCGGCCTCTGTGGCCGAGGCCGCCGCCAGCGCCGCCGAATTGGCCGCTTGCGTGGCGCTGTTGGCGGCCTGGTTCTTTCTGGTGTTGGCCGTGGCCGCCGAGTTGGCCGCTTGTATGGCACTGGCTGCTGCCGCCGTTTGTACGCCATAGAGCGAGGCGACGAACGCATCGCCCGTCATGGGCGCGACCACAGACAGTTTGATGGCGCGGCGGGTTTCATCCTGGATTTGCTGCGCAATCATGGTCAGCTTATCCAGCGCGGCCTCATGCGCGGCTTCGGGGAAGGGGTCGTTTTTGGGGTAGGCGGTCTCTTGCGTAATCGGTACCTGGCGCACAATGACCAACTGACCGCCTGCCGCCAGCGCAGGCGTGATGTGTACCGCGCCGCCCGCCGGGTTGCCCGCGCCAGTGACGCTGTAGCCGCTGGCGGGCAGTTCGCTCTGGGTTTGCCCGTGGGCGTGAATGACGCGCAGGTGCGCAGCCTGCAAAAACCGAAACGGCACGCTAAAGGTGGTGGTGGCACCGTCGGTGAGGTAAGCGACGCGCGAGAGTTCGGAAGCTACCGTCATGACGCTACCACCAACGGATGGCGGCTAGCCCGTGCAGTACCAACCATGCGGCAAACGCGGTGGAAATCACGCAAATGGCATAGGTCACTGCCCGGTCGATGCCGTTTGACACAGGCGATTGAAGTTCAAATGCGCCATCTTTCATGGACACCCTCGTCCGAAAAAATTTGCGGTAAAATTGCATTGCGTTTTTTTCTTCTCCCTCGTTCTGACAAGGGTTGAATCCAGAGAACCCCGCCAGTTAGCCGCTGACGGGGCTTTCGCTTTTTGCGGCTTGGGTTTTCATGGTCGGAAACATCAAGTCTTCCAGCGACGGCGTTTTGCCCGCTGCCTGACCCCCGCCGCCCGCAGGCACCAGCGTGGCTTCGCCCAGTTTCGCGCCGATGCTCTGAAAGAGCTTCAACGTGGCCGCGTCGCCCAATGCGCCGCTGATACCGTCGAGCGTGGCTTCATCAATACCAAAGGTGCGCACGGCGCGTCTGCCAAGCTCTATGTTGGCGTCATACTGGTTGCCCCACTCGGTTTTCAGCGTGGCAATGTCCGCCTCGCCCTGCGCGGCGCGTTGGGTCTGGGCGGCTTGCGCCTGCGCGGCCATGTAGCCGTTCCACTTGTCGGCCAGCGCCTGCGCCGCCGCCACGGGAATACCCGCCTCATGCATCCACCGGCTCGCTTCCTGCGCAAAGGCGGCGTCCGCGCCCTCTGGCACGGGCAGTTGGTAGGCATCCGCCGATTCAGGCACAGCCGCTTTGCCTTCCAGTTCCTGCAAGGCTTTTACGGCGTCGGCGGCGTCCTTGTACCCCTTGGTGGTGATGAAGGCTTTTAGGCCTTCGTCGGCAATGCTGTCATGCCAGGCCGGGGCGGGATTGACCGAGCCGGTTTGCTGGCCTGCGCCGGTGTCGGCGCTGGTGTTGGCGGCAGCGTCAGGGCTGGGGGGGGTGTTGGGCGTATCCATGTTCGCGCTCCATCTGTTGATAAATCTGGGCTTCCGAGACGTTCAGGTACAGGGCAATGCGGTTAAAGACCTCGCGCCTGCCCTCGCAGAGCAACGTGGCGTGGGTGTCCACCACGCCCGTGACCATCGAGCGGCGCACGGTGGATTCGCGCACGCGGCAAAAGCGGGCCAGATCGGCCAGCACCGCGCCGCCCGCCTCGGTCAACTCGCCGCCTGCGTCCAGAAACACGGCGCGGTAGGCGCGGCGACGCGCCAGCAGCCCGCGCACGCGCTGCCAGGCGGCGGCCAGGCGGTTGTTCATATCTGTGCGGCCNCTGCGAGAGGTCTTTGGCCGCGCCGGCGGCCACGGGGGCAGCGGCCAGCAATTGCTCGGCCTGCTGCTGCTCGGCCTGTTGTTGTTCCCGCGCGGCGACCTCGTCGTGGCTCCTCAACATTTTTTGCTTGACGCCCATGATGTCGGCCAGTTCACGCACAATCACCGGCCCGTTCATCACCTGCGCCGCCGACGGGTCGGCCTGCACGAAGGGCGCGCACGCCTGCGCCCAGCGCAAGACGCTGGCCCCGTCCTCGGCCTTCATCGCTTGATTCAGCGGACTGTCGTACTCGATGTCGATTTCCCCGCCCGCCTCCTGCAATGCCGGTGGCATCTCGGGCAGGACGCCTGCGTGCGCCAGGATGTCGATTTCGCGGGTAATCAAGGCCCCCAGTTGTTCAGACTGCACCCGGCCCATGGTCGGCCCCAGCAGCACGCCTTTTTCCTGCGCCCGCTGCAAGACTTCGGTGGCCGTCATCTGCGGGTTGTCCACCAGAATCTGAAAGAGCGTGACGTAAAAGGCCAGGTTGACCGCCTCGCGCTTCTGGTTGGTGTAGTCCAGCCCGAGCGGCACGTGCTTGCCAAAGTCCAGCGGACGGGCCAGCGGCTGGCCCTGTTGGTCCAGATAGCCGTAGTTGATGGAACCGGCGCGCAAATCGAACGCTTCCAGCGCCCCGTCATCAAAGGTCAACAGCGGCGGGTTGACGGTTTTTTGCGCGGCCAGAATGTTGGTGCGCTCCATCTCCTGCAACATGCGCACGTCCGGCAGCGCCTCCATCGCGGGGGCAAAGCCCCAGGCCGAATCATCGGCCGCATAAAAGCGGCCTACGGCCACCGGAAAGACGCGGTAGCCGCCGTGTTCGATGATGGCGTCCCCGGCATCGCGCGCAATCCACACCGACTGCACCGGCATGTTCAGGCTGTCTACCTTGCCGTGCTCGCGTTTTGCACGCGGGCGGATGGCGTGCAGGAATTCAAACGCCCGCTCGCCGTCGTGATTGTCCAGCGCGTTTTTGATGGCCTGCGGCAGCTTGTCCACCCCCCACTTTTGCGCACACTGGCGCGCAGACAACGTCCAGGTGATGTGCGCGGTATCCACCACGCCATACGCATCCTCGGCAAACCACAGGCGGTTTAACCGCACGTTGCGGTAGCGCAAGCCCCGCCCCAAATCGTCGTCCACCATCAACGCGCCCGCGCCAAACGCGCCGTGACCAAAATAGGTCTCGCCACACTGCGCGGCAAAATTGGCCCGCCACTGGTAACGGTGGGCGAACAAGGTGTCGGTGACGGCCTCCAGCCAGCGCTTGACCGAATCGTCCTCGCGCAACGCCGCATCGGCTACCGTCAACTTGTGCCATTTTTGCGTGCGCGGGGTAATCATCGAATCCATCGCCGCCGCAAAATGGCGCAGTGCCAGCATGGGCGTGGCGTCATACATGTTCTGCGTGCGTTTTTCGCCCGGGTTGCTGGCGCGGCTTTGCGCAAATTTGCGATAACGCGGCAGCGCAAGGTCAATGACGTCATCCCACTGCGCCTCGAACGACTGGCGCGCGTGTTTCAACGCCTGGTGCTCGGCCAGGATGTCGCGCACCAGATCCACGTCTTCGTTGCGCATGGCTTGCCCCGCGTCCCTACGAACCTAGCAGGGTTTTCTTGGCAATCGAGCCTGCGCCCGCTTGCGCGTCCCCGGCCAGCACGGTGCTGGCAACCCCGCGTTTTTTGCGTAGCCGCGCCGCTTCATTCTCGCCAGCGGCTGCCGCATCGACCTGTTCGGGCGGCGCGGGCGGCGGCGGCGGATCGGGGATTCTGGGCGTTTTGGGTTTGGAGAAGAAGCCGGACATGGCGGGGATTTCCATAACAAACAATGCCCGCCAGCTTGCCCGCCACAAACCGCAGAGTTGTGCGTTTTTTGGCAAACCCGGGCGCGCCCGAAAAAACGCACAACAAAACGCACAACTCTGCGGATGCGCCCCGCCACACTGGACGCACAAAAGCGAAAGCCCCGTCAGCGGCTAACTGGCGAGGCTTTCTGGTCAACCCTTGATAGAGGCAAGGATTTGCGATGGATTTTAAGGCATTGGCAGAAAGTATGGAAGCGCTGGAAAACGCAAACCATGTGCGCAAGCTCTTCTGGACTTGCATCGGTGTGGCTGCCCTGTTTGGCGTGGCGGCGGTGCTGCAAGGCATCGCGGCCCTGCGCTTGTGGTAGCGCCATGGCCTCGCGTACCGACATCGCCAACCTGGCGCTCACCCGCCTGGGGGCCGCCGCCATTACGTCGCTGGACGAAGACAGCGTGGCCGCAGGCGTATTGTCTGCGCTCTTTGGCCCCACGGTAGAGGCCGAACTGCGCGCCAACCTGTGGCAGTTCTCGCGCGCGCGGGCCATGCTGGCGCAACTGGCCCAGGCCCCCGCCTTCGGCTTTGCCGCGCAATATCCGCTGCCTGCCGACTTTCTGCGCCTGCTGCGCGTGCACGTGGGCTATAGCGTAGCGTTACAACCCGGGGGCAACCCACCCTACAGCATCGAGGCCAACCGGATTCTGGTAGACCACGCCGGGCCGCTACCGATTCAATACGTCGCCCGCGTCACCGACACCGGCCAGTTCGATGCGCTCTTTGTGCAGGTGCTGGCCGCGCGGCTGGCTTTGGAAGCCTGCGAGCGCATCACCAACTCGAACACCAAAAAGCAGATGCTGGCAGACGATTACGCGCAGGCGCTTAAAACCGCGCGCCGCGCCAACGCCATCGAGCGCCCCGCCGCCCGGCTGGCTGACGACACCTGGCTGGCGGCCAGACGGTAGGAGCGCAGCCCCGATGAGCAAAACCGCCCATATCCAGAACAGCTTTGACGCCGGGTTGCTTTCCCCCCGGCTGGCCGCGCGCGAGGACCTGGCCAAATACCACAACGGTTGCGCGGTACTGGAAAATTTCCTGCCGACCGTGCAGGGGCCGCTGGTGCGCCGGGGCGGCACGCAATTTATCGGCCACACCCAGGATAACGCACGCGCCTGGCTGATACCGTTTCAGGTCTCCGGGCGCATTGGTTACCTGATGGAATTTACCCCGGGGAGTCTGCGCCTGTACAGCGAACGCGGCGTGCTGCTCGATGGCGGCGCGCCGGTGGCCCTGGCTACGCCTTACACGGCCAGCGACCTGACCACGGCAGAGGACACCTGCGGCTTGAGCGTGACGCAAAGCGCCGACGTGATGTACGTGTTTTGCCGCCAGCACGCGCCGCAAAAAATCCTGCGCACCGGCCCGACCAGCTTTGTGATGACACCGGTTGATCTGACCGGCGGGCCGTTTGAGGATATCAACGCGGATAAAACCGTAACGGTGGCGGCCAGCGCGACCAACGGTGCTGTGACCCTGACAGCCAGTGCGGCGGTGTTTGCGCCCGGTCACGCGGGCAGCCTTTTTTATCTGGAATCGACCAATATTGCCAGCGTCAAACCCTGGGCGGTGTATCAGCGGGTAGAGGTGGGCGCGCTGCGCCGGGTAAACCGTCGCGTCTATCTGTGCACCGCCGTGGGCGCAGGCGCAGACCCCGTGACCGGCAACCAGACGCCGGTACACACCGAGGGTCTGGCCTGGGACGGCGACGGCATCGATATCGCCAACGACCAGCGAGGCCCCATCGGCGTGCAATGGCAGTTTGTGCATGCGGGCTACGGCATGGTGCGTATCGATACCGTCGCCAACGCCACCACGGCATCGGGCCAGGTCGTTAGCCGACTGCCCGATGATGTGGTGATCGGCCAGACCAGTACGCAAGCCAGCACCCAGCATGGCGCCACCAACCTGACCCGCGTGAACGCCAACACCGTGCGCGTCACCGCGCCGGGCCATATCGCCGAAAACGGCAACACCATTACCCTGACCGGCAGCCAGATCAAGCTCTACGACAACAGTTGGATCAGTCTGGACGCCAGCTATACGGTATCGGGGGTGTCGGGCGATACCTTTTTGATCAACGCGAGCACCAGCGGCACATTCCAGAGCGTGCCTGCCCCCGGCACGGTCACGGTCTTGCGTACCGTGCTCGAGGTCACGGGGGCGGCCAGCCCCAAATGGGCGCATGGTCTGTTTTCCGACGCGGCAGGCTGGCCCGAGCACGGCATCTTTTGGCGCAACCGCCTGGTGCTCGCGCGCGGCGCGCGGCTGGCTTTGTCAGTGGCGGGCGACTTTGAAAACTTTTCTGACCGTATCGACGGCCAGGTGCAGGCCGACGCCGCCATCGTGCAGCGTATCAACGCGCGTCACATCAACCGCCCGGCCTGGCTGGCAGATGCAGGGGACACCTTGATTCTCGGCACCAACGGCGACGAATGGGCCATCGGCGCGATTCAGCCCACCCAGCCGCTGGGGCCGGAGAATATCCGCGCCGAGCGCATCACCGCCTACGGCGCGCGCGCCATGGCACCGGTGCAGGTGGGCGGCAAAATCCTGTTTGTTTCGCGTTCCGGGCGGGTGTTGCGCGACTACGAATACAGCTTTGATTCGGATAACTACGGCTCGCACGATCTGACCCGCCTGGCCGAGGATGTGCTGGCATCCGGCGCGCGCAGCATGGCCTGGCAAACCGAGCCGGATAATGTCTTGTGGCTGGCGCGTGGCGACGGCGTGCTTGCCGCCTGCACGCTGCACCAGGACCCCGGTGTGTCTGATGTCTACGCCTGGAGCCTGCACCGGTTGGCCGGTGGTCATGTGGAATCGGTGGCGACGCTGGCCGCCCCGGACGGCGACGGCACCGACCTGTGGCTG